CCTGTGCCAAACAGCGTTTCAACACCGCCGACTAACTGCTCATAATCTGCATATGATTCAAGAGCTTTTTTTCCTGCCGCGACTGCGCCTGCTCCTACTGTCGCCATTCCTGCGGCTAATATTGTCAAGCCTTTTTTCAGTCCTCCGGAAAGACGGCTTGCAAGACTTCCGGCGGATTTCTCGGTTTTTTCGAGTTTGCCGTCAAGCTTGTCTGCCGCTCCTTCGGCTTGCTTCAATTCTTTTTGGTTTTTATCCAAATCATCCGACAAAACAGTAATTTGCTCTGCCAGAGTTTTTGCAGAATCGGAGTTTTTACCCTCAGCCGAAGCAACGCGCCCGTATTGCCTTTTAAGAGCCTCGAGTTTTTCTTCCTGCGTGCCGAACTCACCGTTTAAAATTTTGGCGTCTTTTTCAAGCTGTTTTTGAGCGTCATTGTATTTTTTTATATTTGCCTCAGTCTGACCGACCGCCGCCTTTTGGTTGAGGATTTTAAGCTTTAAGTCCTCAACGGCTTTTGCGTTTTTATTCTGTTCATTGGTAACCTCTGTAAGGATAAGCCGATAACCCTTGTATTCATCAGAACTTTTCTTGCCTGCGGCTTCAAGCTCTTTTAACTTATCCCTGAGATTATCCGCTCGTTTGCCGTTTTCCTCATACGCTTGGTTTTGCTTTTTGAGCTGACCTTCGTAGGACGACAAAACGGATTTTTGCGATTCAAGATTGCTTTTAAGCTGCTTAAGCTTTGCCGCCAGTCCGTCCGCGCTTTTGCCCCAGTTCTCCATGCCTGCGGTTTCGGCTTTAAACGTGGCGTTTGCCAGTTTGATTTGGCGGTTAGCCTCTTGGATATTCTTTTTTAAGTCGGATATGTCAACCCGAAATTTGGTAGTCACCTGTTCGTTGTCAGGCATATAATTCTCACTTCCTTAGAACCAGTCGTCCCCGGCAGGTCGGCGAATGACCTTTTTGCCGCCGTTTGCTTTCCGCTTGTTTTCTCTTTCGAGATAACTCGTTAAATCGGCAATCAAACAGAAAACATCTGCGGCGCGTTCCCTGCGCAGGTTCAAAGGCGTAAATGCCGGGAACCGTTCGCACAAAATCACGTCAAGCTCAAAAAGTACGTCGTTCATGGGCAAATCCTCTACGGACTGCCCATTGCTTAGTTTTTTGTTTTACCGTTAAACGCAGCTTTAATCTGAACGGACTGAAACTTTATCAGCTCAAAAATGATCAAGGCGATCTCGCCGATATCCGTGCGTGTGATTTCTTCCTCCGTCAACTCGGGGAACAGCTCATATAAAACATCGTCAATCGCTTCCGTCGCGGAGGGGATGATTTTAAGAATGGAATTGTAAAACTCCGAATCATCGGAAGCGGTCACGGTGATAGAATCCGAAATTTTTGATATTTTGCGAATAGTTCCATACAAAACACGGTGTGTTTCGGTTTCGTAGGTCTTTTCGATTTTTCCTCTGTGGTAGATATTTAATTTCATGTGAAATACTCCTTTTTGATTTGATTGCGGGTAATCGTCGGACGAAAAAAGGATAAAAAACGCCCTCGGAAACGCTGTCGCGCTGTCCCCGCTCGAAATTGTGTGTTTATTTTTTTATATTGCGGTTTACGCTGACGCTTCGGCAGCTACAGCAATATTTCCGTGAACAGTCATAGCGTCGCCGCTTGTGAATGTTGTGCCGTTTACTCTGACAGTACCGCCTGTTGCGGAAATAACGAGGATGTCACCCGCGAAAATAGTCGCATTGGTCGCAAGAGCGATTCCGTTGCGTGTGACGGTTACTGTTGTACCCTCAGCCGCGCTGATTGTCAGCTTGTATGCGCCGGACTTCGGCAGAAGTGTGTCGGGCGTGGTAACAGCGTCAAAGAACGTTGAAACGTCCGCAAGGTTTTTGGCAACATCGACGTTGATAGCCTTTGCGGTCTTGCCTGACTTTGAGAACTTGTGGGTTGTGGAAATACCCATATAGGTAAGTGTCTGACCGTTTGCGTCGGTGCCCGCGTTCTCGGTTGAATTGGTCTGCGCGGGAATAGTAAACTTACCCTTTAATCTCCAAACGTACATTAAATCGCCGTTTGTCTTTTTAGTGATGTATCCGAGCGCCAGATAAGGCGGTGTGGCGTCACCTTCGGCAAGCATACCGGTTGTGGGGTCGTAATACTGACCCGTGATATAGGCGAGGACGTCGCTCGGCAGCGCCGAAACGTTTACGCTCACTTCGTCCGCGCCGTTGCCCGAAACAACAACAGCGGGAATGTTGTCATAATAATGCGCCTCGTTGGAGCTTGAGGTAGTCTTTGCGATTTCGGCAACGCCCGCGATTGCGAAAACATCGCCCGTTGTGAATGAACTTGCGGTATCGGTGAGAACAGGTGCGGCAACAAGGCCTTCGACGCCCCTAAATTCAACGATTTCCTGCAAATCTCTGCTTGGTGTAGGCATATTTATCCCCCTTGTTTGTTTTTGGTTTTTAATGTGTTCTTTTGTACATAGAGCACGTCAATGGCGCGCCCGATGTGCGTCGGCTCGTCGGTTGCCACGTCATAACCAACGCCGCCGATTATCCAGCCGTTTTCTTTGAACAGCTGTCTTACTTCGCCCAAAATATCGTCGATTTTGTCGGCGTTTTCATTGAGCGTGTAATAGTTAACAGAAAACGACCAAACAAAGGATATTGCGTCATTGTCATAATGCGCGCCGTCCTCGGTCCGGTCGTTCCAAAATGTAAAAAAAATTGTCGGGGTAAGCCTGCCCCTCGTTCAGTGAGCCTTGCAGAAATATCGGAAGCCCGAATGTTTCAAGCAAGGCAATGAATTGTTCGCGCATTACTTACCCTCCCATTTTTGTAAAATAAAATTTTCAACTTCGTTGTTCATCGTCGTTTGCAGTGATTTTCTGTAACGTGTAAGTTTGTACATATCGCGGAGTTTTGTAACCGGTTTAGTTCGCGGCGTTCCGGAAATGAGAAAACCGCCCGCGCCCGGCTTGCTAAAGTCAAAACCGACACCGATTTCCGCGATTGAGCCGTCCCATTCCACTTTTGGATTTGTGACAACAGATTTTTTTGTCTGTCCTGTCCAGTACGCGCCATGAGCGGGCATATTGGCGCGGCGCATAGCCGATTCGGTGTCAGCCTGTATTCGCTCGCCTGCCTTTGTCAGCGATTTTTCGACGGCTCCTTCAACATCTCCGCCGAGGCTTTCAAGCTTTCGAATCAGAGCTTCAAAACCGCTCGTGTCTATTCTCAGGGTTTTTCTTTGATAATTAGGCACATTATGCGCCCCCTTTTACCTGCTTGACTTTGAATTTCAAATACTGATTCCTCATGTCGATGTTCTCAGGGTCGCCCATGATTTCATATGTCGCGCCGTTCTGCGGAACATATACGCGGCAATTCGCTTTGATATCAGGTCGGAACCATGTTTCGATTACCGCCGTATTTTCAATGGAATACACGCCGTTAACATTTCGCTCAGTGCCGCCGAAGGTGCGGAAACTTCCGTAAAATAACAATCCGCTGTTTGCGTCGGGGTAGCTTTTGGCTTCGACCCCCACTTTTTTGGTTACGGACGGAATCAGCAGCCTAAGGGCGACACTGAACGGTGTTTGCGGTTTATACATTACTGAGGCGCCGCGGGAGTGATTGCCGCGATCGTTACAGCGCCGCTTGCGAGTGTGGCGGTGTAAAGGGTAATGCCGTCAGGCTGAACGGTTGCGCCTGAGGTTGTTACCTTTGTGCCGGCAACGGAAAATCCCTGATAATCATAGTCAGCGACGAAATATACAACGCCTGCTGTTACTCCTGTTGCAAAGTCAAGACTTCTGACGGGTTGATTTGCGAGGATATTGCCCGCGTTGCCTGTGCCTGTGAGCGAGAAATCGCCCTTTGTATTTGACTTTACAACAGTATAGGATGTTCCGTTCATCTTTAAGATAGTACCGATCAGCGAAAGAAAATCGATTGACTGAATAGGTACGATTCTGTCATTGTTTACCATGTTGTCCTCCTTAATTTTTGTATGATAGTTGCGCGGCGCGGTGGTAGAAATACTCCGAGAGCTTGCCGCCGCCCGCGCCGTAGTTCCATAGATCAGAAACGCCGCGCGCGACGATTCCGACCGTTATGTTTTCAGGATTTACGCCGGCTTCGGTCAGAAAGGTTTTGACTTCCTCAACATATAACTCGAGCGTTGCGTCCTGAAAATTGCCTGTGATGTTTAAGGCGTTTTTTACCTCGTCAAGCGAGAATTTGAAACCGTCGCCGCACATTGTTTATTCTCCTTATGTAGTAGTTTCGGAAGGCGCTGCCGCCTCCCATTTTCCGCTTACAACGGTGAGCACCTTGCCGTTGTCTTCGGAG